AACTTCTTCATCAACAGGTGCTTTTGCACATGGTGGTGCTATATCAGTTGGTGAGCAATTTTATAAAGCAGGATTTGTTAGTAGTATAGCAGGTATTGATTTTTACACTTCACCACAAGTAATTGATGGTTCTACAGGTAGAAAGAAAGGTGCTATTTACTCTAAAACTGCTATTGGTGCTGGTTTTATTGATTTTGGTGCAGGTAATTTTATACAAATTGCTACTGAAAGAAATGAACTTGGTGCTTCAACTAATATTGTTGCTAATGGCTATTGGGCTGTTAGTGAATTAGTTGATTTACATGGTGTTGAAATACATACTGAAATATCATAGTAAATAAGTTGTTAGATATGAGGGTGGTTTAGTTACTGCCCTCATATTGAAAGGAATTATGGAAAACAAAAAAGATATTGGTAATTTAAATAATAAAGATTTTGGTGTAGAGTTAGACCCTAATAAAAACCTTAAATTAGTTAATGATGATGATAAAGGGCAACAAGCATACTATAAAGGTAAAAAAATCAAATACATGGATTATATGCAAGAAGTATCTGATAGAGTCATAAGAAATAAGCAAGGCAAAGGTGCAGACAATTTAGGAATGTTTGCAGGTGTAAGTTTTGATGAAAATGGTAAAATTATGAGGAGTAACTAATGGCTGAAGAAGCAAAAAAAGAAAACAAAAAAGTAGCAAAAAAGGTAGTTAAGGCTGCTGTTAAATACAAAATAGAAAAACCTAATGGCAATGTTATATATAGAGATGCGTTGAGTGATGTAGAAGTAAAATCTTATGAAGCTAAAGGTTGTAAAGTAGGAGAAGAATAATGAACTCTTATGGTAAAAGTAATTACAGAATAATTGATGTTACACCTACATTAGACACAAATGAGTATGCAGATGGTGATGCTTTATTTAATAAGATGGAAATTCCTAACGCTGTTATTGGCAATGGTGGTGTTTCAGAACTTATTAATATTACAGTTAATAGTAAAAAGGCTTCTGCAACGCCAATGGAAATAATTTTAATGGGTTCAGACCAAAGTATGGAATCAGCTAATACTGCAATGAATATTACAGCTGCTGAAGGTGCTGCTGCTAACTTTTGTGGTTGGGTTGATATACCAGCTGCTGGGTGTTTAGATATGGGTAATTTCATTATATGTCAGCCATTAGCAGGTGCAGGTGCAAAGCCACACTTTCCAATGCTTGTTAAGGCAGATGATGATTCAACATCAATATTCTTTACTGTTATTATTGGTGGAACAGTTACTTATGCTGATGGTGATTTAACATTTAGATTTCATTTTAAGCAGAAATAAATGAATAATCAGATAGCTAAAAACATAATTGAAACTGTTAAGAAGCATGAAGGATTTAAATCCAGACCATATAAATGTCCTACAGGGCATGATACTATAGGATATGGCTTTAAGATGAGTGATTTATACTTGGAGGAGGATATTGCTCATGAAATGCTTGTTAGAATATTATCACACAAAGAAAAGCAAATGAGAGATACATTTGATTGGATTGATGATATGCCTGTTTTAATACAGGAAGTGGTTTTAAATATGTGCTTTCAGATGGGTGTCAATGGGGTCAGCAAGTTCAAGAAGATGATAAGAGCAATGAAAAATCAAAAGTGGGCTGATGCTGCTAATGAAATGCTTGATAGTAAGTGGGCAAGGTCAGATTCACCAAACAGAGCAAAAGAGTTAAGTGATATTGTTCTATCCCTTGCTGAAGGTTACTACATATAATGGATAATGGTTAATAGGCTACTTGTAACTCCAGATAAGCATTA